AGAAAATGCGAACGATGAAACCGATAAAAAGCTGAAAGAGTATTCAACGACAAAGGAAATGAACGCGGCTATCAAATTACAAGCCGACAGCATCACGACTGAAGTCAACAAGAAGGTCAACAATTCGGAGTTCGGAACAAAGATCACACAGAATGCCTACAACGTGCGTGTGGCTTGGAATAATAACAGCAAATACATTCAGCTGGAATATGGTCAGCTTGCAATCTACAACGGCGATGTGACGGCAGCAGAAAAAAGAGCAGTATTTGACGAACGAGGAAATCATTTCTATCGTGATGGGAATTATGTTGGGAAAATAGGGACAAACGAATGGTCGGGGAACAACGCGCACAAAGGGCTTGTGTTCGATCTGGACTATCAGGGCAAATACATGGCATTTGCACAGATGAAATCACAGAGCGCAGGATCATACACAACAATGCTGTGCTTCTCACGCGCGAATAGTATATATGACCAGTACGGCATCCATCTGGGATGCGACTTTTATGGTCATTGGTTCGACATGTACAATGTCGATCTTCACGATGTCAATATAAACGGCTACGGCGTGGCAGATGGTAAAAGCATACCGATAGTGACAGAAATTCACGACAACGGAAACGGAACAGTCGGCTGGACGACATCATCAATCAGTGTCAGAGGTGGAATGATTACAGCAGTACCACAAGGGAGCGCGAATATATAATGAGCAAAGAAATCATAATTGAAGAAGATACAAAGACGGAAACAAAAGAAATGATCCTTGATCTGCCTGAAGGCGAAAGAGGGATCACAGAAGAAGAAACAGAAACAAAGGAACAGGAGATCAAAAACACGATGCTTGCGCAGATGGATTCAAAGCTGGACTTGATACTTGCATATCAGGAAGCTGCGCTGGAATAACAGGAGGATGGCACATGAAACCGATCGAACAAAGAATTGCTTGTGCGAAAGGAGAAATCCTGAACGCAATGGCAACAATCAGCACAGAACACGATCTGTCAGCGACAGTCATGGAAGGCGTGCTGGCTGACATACTGTCTGAAGTGAAGTCACAATCAAAGATGGAACTGCTGAACGCATACAACAAAGAAGTGAACGATGCACAACAGGAAATCAAGCAGCTGAAGGAAGAACTTGAAAAAGCGAAGACAGCAGCAAAGAAAACATTGAAGACCGAACCTGACACCGATCAGGAAGGAGGGGACGACAATGGCGATGCAGCTAATAACTGACATAACACTGGAACTGACAGGCGATGAACGATTATATATGGCATCAGCGAAGCAGGGCGACAAGCGCACACGATTCATCAGGATTGCGCTGACGAATAATGGCAAGGTATTCACGATCCCGACAGGGTACATCGTAATTGCGAACATAAAAAAGCCTGACAAACATTTCTGTTATAACGAATGCACAGTGACCGACAACAAAGTCATGGTTGAACTGACAAATCAGGCACTTGCAGCAGCAGGAACAGCACACTGCGACATTGAGATCAGGGACGCACAAAACGTGTATGTGTTATCTTCGCAGGCGTTCACTATCGAAATTGAAGAAACAAACAGGAATGATGCTGCGATTGAAAGCTGCAACGAGATCACAGCACTGGAAAAGAAAGTGCAGCAGTACATCGACAACATCGTTTCGACAAAGAATGACATCTTGTCAGTTGAAGCAGCGATGAAGGTTGCTGAAGCTGCCAGAGCATCGGCAGAGGTTGACAGGATCAATGCTGAAGCACGAAGGAAGAAAAGCGAACAGGACAGGGAAACTGCTGAAACAGCAAGACAACAGCAGCTTCAGATCATGCAGGAAGCGACAGGAGCAGCAAACAACGCAGCTTCTTCAGCAAATGCGGCAGCAGGCGCAGCGAATACAGCGGCGGCACGCGCTGAAGCAACATACAAGTCACAGGAAGAATTGCAGAAGATGTATGAAAAGATGCTGGACATCAAGGGGGCAGTCGGAAGCACGATTGACGGCGGCACAGCGTTCAGCATTGATCCGATGACCTGTGACGGCGGCACAGCGTTCACAGCAGAAGAATGCGAAGCGGATGCAGGCACAGTGTAGGAAGGAGGAAACACGATGGCAACATGGACAGTCAAACCAAAGAAGGACACAACAGCGAACTGGAAGGCTTCAGGGCGCATCCTTGAAGTGAATGAATGGGGCGTTGAAGAAACAACATCGGGCAAGTACATATTGAGGATCGGAAACGGAAAAGACAAGTTTCTTGATCTTCCAGCGGTCGTTGATACGCCGACACTTGAAACGATGTACAACACGATTCGGAACTTCAACAACAATATGCAGCAGGCGACATCAGCCGCGAACGCAGCAGCACAGTCGGCACAGCAGCAGGCAGCGGCAGCACAGGCAGGCGCGGCAGCTTGCAAGGACATCCAGAAGGGAATCAATTCAATGTCGGATTCTGCAACAGGGAAGAAGTATACGATCGGCGTTGAAGCAGGGCTTGTGTACTTGGAAGAAACAACATAACAGGAGGAAAAAGAAATGGCAAGGCTTTATGTAGCAGACAAAGAAACGCTTGACGCTGTGAAGGCTGACACAACAGGAATACTGGCACAGCTTCAGGATAAAGATGGAAAATTCAGCAATGTCAAGCGATATGGAATCAAGATCAACAAGGCTGACAGCAATCCTGACACGCGCATCACATATCTGTATGACGCAGCAGGATTCACGCCAGCAAAGATGAACTTCACAGACGGATCATTCGACTTCGGTTCATGGGGCGAAGTGTTCTTCATTAAGCAGAACAGACCAGTCATGCTGAAGGCAGACAGAACAGTTGTGTATGAGTTAAACCACACAGACCATTCAAAGAAGCTGGACGGCACTGCATCCGATGTCGGGGACGCATCAACGACACTGAATGCGATGTCTGAATTTCCTTTGATGTGGCTGTGCCAGTACGAAGTCGGAAACTATGAATATATCATCGTATCTGACACAAGAGTTGACAGCAACTACAACGCAGATGCATACACAAGAGAAGAT